CAACTAATGGTCAGTATTACTACGCCATCAATGCCACTGGAATCTACCGAGGCACCCTTGCCGGTGGCACAGGAACTTCCATCTTTACCAACCCATCAGCTGTAGGCACAGTCACTACAGCAAAGCTGGCTTGGGTGAAACAACGCCTTGTTGCAGGTATCAATAACTACATCTATGAAATAACTCCCATCACTTCCTACACTGTAACAGGTGCGCTTCTAGCAAATAACGTGGCTACGATTACAACCTCAACTGCGCATAACTTTGCAGTGGGTAGTCAGATTACAGTGGCAAGCATTAGCGCAGCCTATAATGGAACATATGTCGTTACATCCGTAACGCCTACAACTGCAACATATAATCACACCAACGCAGACGTGGCCTTTGCCACTGGTCTGACTGGTACGGCAGTTCTTGCAAGCAATAATATTCTTCCAATCTATGCTCATCCAAATACAAACTGGAGATGGACAGGCATCTGCGAAGGACCTAATGCTATCTATGTTAGCGGATTTGCTGGATCCTCTTCAACTGTTTACCGCCTAAGCCTTGATACCAGCGGTCAAGTACCGCTTCTCACCAAGGCGCTTACTGCTGCTGATATGCCAACAGGAGAGTTGATCTATTCCCTTGGCGCATACGTCGGCAAGTATATGGTCTTTGGAACCAACAAGGGTATCCGTGTCGGACAGATTGACACGTCAGGCTTTGTCTCCAGCGGTTACATCACATACGGTCCACTATCAGTTGTGACCAATGGCTACGATCCAGCATCAGGCACCACCCTTAATGGTGGCCCTGTCTATGGCATCGCCTTCAATGACCGCTATGCCTACTGCACAGTGTCGAACTACATTGACAATGGTGACGGAACATTCAGTTCCGGTCTTATCAAGATTGACCTAAGCCGTGACCTCAGCACAAACCAAATGGCTTGGGCAACCCACCTTCGTGTGGCTAGTACAGCAGACGCTATGGGCGTAGCAATCTACGGACGTAGCAACAAGCTCGCTATCGCTATCAAGAACGTCGGTACTTACGTACAGGCAGACACACTCTGTGCCAGTGGCTATATCCAGACTGGTCTTATCCGTTACCTCACCCTTGAGGATAAGCACTTTAAGTTCGTCAAGGTTCTAGCCAATAACCCTGTGGTCAGTAACATCAAGTACTCCACAGTCTATGACGATGGACAGGTCAACGACATATTCACCATCACCCCTGACTTCAACTTGAGTCAGGACATTGCAACCAACATTCAACAAGAGCGCTCTTCCCTTGCGCTCAGGTTCACCATCTACCCAGAGGCAACCAACACTTCTGCAACCGTATTCAACGGTTACCAATTGAAGGCACTGCCTGCCGTTCACCGTACAAGGATTATCTCCTTGCCGCTAATGAACGAGGACTACGAGCAGGATCGTTACAATATGCAAATCGGTTACAAGGGTCGTGCTGCTGAACGACTAGCAGCCCTTGAACTCCTTGAGCAGCCAGGCAACGTTGTAACCCTACAAGACTTTAACTCCGGAGAAGCAGTCAGCGGAGTTATTGAAAGTCAGAAGTTTGTTAGAAATACTCCAGCAGATAGGGCGTATGACAACTTCGCTGGAATCATTTACCTTCAATTCAGAACGCTATAGGGGATACCGCAATGTCATCAGATACAGCAACCATCGTTTACTCGTACTTCTTTGTGGGCGCTGCCCTACTTGCCGGTATGGGCATTATTGCCAAACATACTATTACCAAGTACACAGAGGAACTCAAAGATAAACTAAACCGTATTGAGTATGCGCTCTATAACGATGGCAAGACTGGCTTAATCAACAAGGTTGACCAGCTGATTGAGCGCCAACAAGAAATCAAGATTGACGTAGAAGTCCTTAAGTCTAAGGTGGAAGAATGACACAGGCAGCAGATTTTGTAGCAAAGGCTCGCACCCAAGAGGGTGTCAAGGAATCCCCCGCTAACTCCAACAAGACCCCGTACGGCAAGTTCACTGGCCACGATGGCCAGCCTTGGTGCGGGTCTTTTGTTATGTGGACAGCGGCACAGATCGGGTTCAAGAATATGCCTAATTGCGTCTATACGCCCGCTGGAGCCGAGGGCTTCAAGGGCCAGGGTAAATGGTCCAACCCTGCTACGGCAAAGCCTCAGCCGGGCGATGTGGTCTTTTTCAACTTCTCAGGCAAAGGCATCGAGCACGTCGGAATCGTTGTCCGAGACAACGGGGATGGCACCGTTACTACTATCGAAGGCAACACAGTGCCCGATGGAATCACTGGCAATGAAGCCAATGGCGGAGAAGTCTGCCTTAAAACCCGTGCCTATCGCACCGACAACAAGAGGAAAATGGTAGTATTTATATCAGGCTTCGGTACTCCGAAGTGGACTTCTTGAAAGGAAATCCGATGACACAGAAGTATCTTCTTAATGTCCCGCCAAAAGTGTGGACAATTCTTTCTGCTTGGTTCCACGTATTTGTAGGTGGACTTCTTACTGAGTACATCGTTCACCATACGACTTCGATCAAGTCATTGTTTGGCGCTGGTATTGCAGCGGTAGTTCCACTGGTCTATCGTTACGTAAACCCAAGCGATACATTCCCGCAACCTAATGCTGGACTTGTAGCTGCTGATACGGCGGTAAATCCTAAGCCTTAAAACTTAGACACAAATTAGCCCTCGCCTTTATGGCGGGGGCTTTTTTGTTTTGCCTTTTTGCTTAACTCGCTATCAGCATAGCCGCTCGTTCGGGACCGCTGAGGCGGTCCTATCGGCTTCGGTTAATTCGCTTCGCTCATATCGTACACATACCCATAGGAAATGTCAAGCCAGCCCACGTTCTTTGCAACATCAAGAAAAAGGACAAATAGATATTCATCGGCGTGTCGCGTTGCAAAGCCACGCTCCATAGGATGTTACACTTCCTGTATGAATCAGCAACCTAAAATCGGACATAGAAGTTTCTCCGCCCTTACCTCTTGGGTAAGATGCGGTAAAGCGTTCCAGTTGGAACGTGAAGTAATGGCTCCATCAGAGCCAGCTTGGTGGTTCGTTGGAGGGTCAGCTTTCCACGCCGCCGCAGAGAAATACTTGATCTCACTTATCACACCGCCAGAAGAAGAGTTACCGTTCTAATGGACATTGCAAACTTGAAGCCAGCGCAGGGAGCAGAAGGTGACTATCGTTCACTTGGCCCTGTCCGTGTCTGTCCTTGCGGGTCAGAGATATGGAACGTCAAGTGCCGGTTCGATGCAGATGGTAACATTGGGCTTTACTTTTTAGATATGCGCTGTGCGCTATGTGATAGCCTTGCAGTTGCACCAACACCAGAGAGCGAGGACAACTAATGGCCAGAGCAGATCGTAGAGCTGCGAAACTTGTAAGCCGTGACGCATTTATGAAAGCCTTTGTCGAAGGCGAATACGTTATGCGAAAGAATCTTTCGGTCCGTATCCTTGAGGCAGCATCACAGGAGAGCAACCCAGACATTATGATTGGCCTAGAAAAGGCAGCAGAGATTGTCTTTGGAAAGGTGGAGCAAGCCGATGAAAACGTGGGATAGTATGTGGGAAGAATCCTTCTTAGCCCAGATTGCTGAGACGGAAGCAAAGAGTGACACGAATCCAACTGATTGGCGAGTAGGTGGCAGAGCCACCAAGGCTAATCCCGACAAAGAGAACAAGGCGTGGTGGGATGAAAACGGCAAGCGTATGTTCTTCGACTTCATCAATGCTTGGCAACAGTCAGGTCTTGAAGTCTGGGTCAGCCCAGAAGGAGTCCCAGGTATTGAAATCGAGTTCAACAACTACTTCGGTGACGTACTTGTCAAAGCGTTCGCAGATGCCATCGCAGTCAGTCCAGCAGGTGAACTCTGTGTCATTGACTTTAAGACTGGAAGTCACATTCCAGATTCAAGTATGCAGCTCGGACTCTACGCATCCCTTATGGAGATCCAGTTTGGAGTCCGACCAAGCCGAGGCTATTTTTATGATGCCAGAAATGCAGTCTTTAAGGAAGTCTATGGACTCCATCGCTGGTCAATTCCAGTCCTTACAGAACTCTTTGGCAAGTTCGACCTTGCCGTAAAAAATGAAGTGTTCCTACCTAACGTTGGTCTGTCGTGCCACACTTGTGGTGTGAAGGATTACTGCTACGCTCAGGGCGGGGAACTCTCCCAGATCTATGACCCATTGGCTACAGTGAAAGGCAAGGCAGATGTTTAATCGTATTCGATTTGCTCGGTTGCGTAAGCAACAACGTGAAGCAGAGATTACCTACGTACTTAATATGTTGTCTAGCTTAACGTATGAAATGGCAGTTCAAAACAACGTAATTAAAACATTACGCAAGCAGGTCAGAAAACTAACTTTCAACCAGCAATCCAACCCAAAGAAGAAAGGCAAGTAAATGGCTACAGAAGGCACGAAGTTGCAGGTCAACTTCAAAACACCAGATGGAACACTCATCAATATCTATGCAGCAAATCAGGCTGACCTAGAGGCACAGTTGACTGCGATTCAGGACACTGCATCCTTGATTGCATCAGTCGGCTCATCACTTGGTACATCATCAGCAGTCGCTACAGTGGCTGCGGTAGCAGGTGGCACAGTTGTGTCAGCACCAGTGGCTGCTGCACCAGCAGTATCCTATGGCAACAATGCTTGTAAGCACGGCGCTCGAACACAGCGCAATGGAACCAACGCCAAGACTGGCAAGCCTTGGGTCGGTTACTTCTGTCCAACTCCAAAGGGCACACCTGACCAGTGTGATCCAGTGTTCACCAACTAATAATCAATGTTATCGCTGACACAAGCCGCAGCGAGAAGCACCAATGATTATCAGTTACTGCCGGACCTATTCCCTCCTTTGCAGCAGGAGGGAATTAGGTTCCGCAGGGGACAATTGACAATGATTGCTGGTGCTCCGAACGCTGGCAAATCCCTAATAGCCTTATGGATGGCAGTGCAGATGAAGGTTCCAACCTTGTACATCTCTGCCGATACTGATGCTTATACAACTGCAATTCGTGCAGCTGCTATGACCACAGGCCATCAGGTTGCTACCGTTGAAGAAGCCTTCAACAGTGAAAATGGCAAGGACTTTTATATGGAAGAATTGGAATCCATTACGCATCTCCAGTTCGACTTTGCTCCAAGCCCAACGCTAGATGAAGTTGATCTAGCAATTAGAGCGTATGCAGAAGCGTATGGTGAGTATCCCCATATGATTATCGTGGACAACGCGATGAACGTAGTATCAATGCAAGGCGATGAGTGGTCAGGCTTACGCGAGATTGCAAAGGCTATGCACCACATAGCCAGAGAATCAGATGCAGCAGTTCTACTGCTTCATCACACATCAGAGGCAGAAGGAAAGCCAGACTTGCCACCTAGTCGTAAAGCAATTCAAGGAAAGATTGCCCAGTTGCCGGAGATGATTCTTACGGTAGCGCTTGTACCAATGTCGGGTGAGTTCAGAGTTGCTTGTGTAAAGAATCGCTTTGCTAAGAACAGTGCAACAGGTGAACATTTCGTCACCCTATGGGCTGACGCAAGTAGAATGACACTCTATTCAGACAGAGCATCTCAGGTCATCGCAGAGAATTGGAGACACGTCAATTGACAATGGTTGATTTCATTACGGCATCTGCTTTCGTGGATGCTATAGTCATCAAAGATGATTCGGCAGAGCGGGAGCTTGCTCGCGCATACTGCATCAAACATAAGGCCGAAGATATAGTGGAGATACTAGGACTATGAGCGCAGCGAATAAGCGTAAGGGTAGCCTCTTCGAGACTAAAACTCTCAAGGTCCTGCGGGGTAGGGGGCTGCTTGCAGAGCGCCTTCGCCTTGCAGGCAAGGACGATGAAGGTGACATTGTTTGTATGGTTGCCGGACAGCCATATGTCTTTGAATTAAAAGCCACAGCCAAGATGGAGTTGCCAAGGTTTTGGCGAGAGGCTACGATAGAGGCAGAAAACTATGCTAAGGCGCGTGGCTTAGACCAAGTGCCGCCAGCATATGTTATCGTTAAGCGACGGAACGCAGGTATCGAACAGGCTTGGGTAATCCAAGACCTTGACCAATGGATAAGGACAATGGAATGAGCAACGCAGATCCATACTGGATTCTTAATGACCCACACGTAACGGGTGAGGACATTGAAGAAGATGAAGAGCTTGACGAAGAAGAAGATGACGAAGATGACGATGCTTTCTATGGCGATGATTCGCTGCACGATAGCGATAGAGAGCCATATTAAGGGTGACTACTAAACCTGACATAGCCTTAGTGCTAGAGCACTACGGTATTAGAATTATTGACAAACACGGGTGGGTCCCGTGCAAGTGTGTGGTCCACGATGACTCACACGCTAGTGCTGCATACAACCTAGACAACCAAGCGTACAACTGTCTAGTGTGTAACTTATTAGGAGATGTGTACGATCTCGTAAGCAGGAAAGAAGGCTTGGATTTTGTCAACGCTAAACGCTTTGCAGAGAAAATCACTAACGGAAACAGCCGAAAGGTACTCCAACTCTCTAACACCACAGGCTCTCTCTTACCTTTCGGGACGAGGCATAACACCGGAGGCCGCAAGTACGTTCCTTCTTGGAAGCGTCGTTGAGCCAGCAGCGGGACACGAATTAGCAGAGGGAATGATTTCCATTCCTTACCGCACACCAGCAGGAATTGTCGGACTAAAGTTTCGGAGGATAGACGATGGCACACCAAAGTACCTATGGCCAACAGGTCAAAAGGTGGGGCTATTTAATGTTGTTGACTTACATAGAAGCAGCGACACGATTGCCATTTGCGAAGGCGAGCTTGACACGATTGTTCTATCGGGTCTTGTTGGGATACCAGCGGTGGGTGTCGCGGGTGTCTCTCAATGGAAGCCCTGGTTCCCAAAGTTATTCGAGTCTTATTCAAGAATACTTATTCTGGCAGACAATGACGTCAAAGAGGATGGTAGAAATCCTGGGCAAGAACTTGCCAAGCGCATCAAAGAAGATTTAAATAGTGCTATTATTGTAGGGTTGGATGCCAACCTGGATGTGAACGATACGTATTTAACCTATGGAGCTGAGTGGTTCCACGAGAAGGTGAGCAATGATTAAAGCGTTGAGCAACAAAGATGTATTAGATATCCGCCGTGACTATAATGTAATCCAAGGTGCGTATAGAACTTCTAATGTTTTAGAGCTAGCGCAACGCTATGGCGTAAGCCAAGAGACTATTCGCAAGGTAGCAAAGAAGAAGATGTATGCGAGGGTTTACTAATGGGTCGTTTCTTTTGTGATCGCATTGGCCACCCAGTTAAACTAATCATCCGTGATGGTGACAAGTATTTGATGAGCGGCTGCTACTACTGCCTAGAAAGAGTAGCAGCGAAAGAACCTAAACAGAAATGGCCCGATATTATGTATGACCCACACCCAGACGATATTATGTTCCTTGCCAAAAACAATCAACTGCTACTTCATCACGATTTAGCAGATTTTCTTGAAGAACATTCTTTCGCCAAGCCAAAGGTAGCCCTTACTATGTCAGAGTTTCAAGAGTTCTGGGAACTCTTTGAGTTATGGTGGAAAGAATTGCAGGAATGACCCACGATGAATTGCTGGCAAGAATAGAACTATTGAAAACAGGTAATAATGGCTGGACTAAAGAGGCTCTTGAATCGTTAGGCGTATCTTGGCCGCCTAAAAAGGGATGGAAAAAGGAATTATTAAACAGGGAGTTGAAATGATTAGAGCAATTGATATGCGATTAGCAGGTAAAGATATAAAACCTTGTTATCGTTGGTTTAAGCGGATGGTGTTTAAAGACTACACACCCGCACCATCATTGTCAGGGCAATTTTGGTATTATTGGGTAATAGTTACCTTTCCAAAGTTAAGAAAAAACAAATGACCCACGATGAATCGCTGGCAAAAATAGACTACACAGTGGCAATCTACGAAGGATTATCTGTTTTAGATACCAGAGTGCTTACTGCCTATCTTAAAGCCCTTCGTGCGGTAGTGGAATCACATAAACCATACCTTTTTGCCATTGACGAGATTAAATGCCTTAATTGCCAATTTCATTACCCCTGCCCTACTATCCAAGCGATTGAGAAGGAATTGAATAAATGAGAACAGCAGTTTCACTCTTTGCTGGCGTTGGCGGTTTCGACCTAGCACTTGAGCGCAATGGCGTGAAAGTTGTCGCATCCGTAGAAATTGACAAGAAGGCGAGTGCAGTTCTCGCCAAGCACTTCCCAAGTTCCACACTATTCACAGAAATTCAGGAGGTAACAGGTGAATAACTT